TACTGATGCTGCGCGATCTGCACCAGAAGTTCCGGGAACGGGTTGGTGGTGGCGTCGTACGGCTCGCCGCCGACAAAACCCACCACGCGCAGCTGGGCCTGCATGCCGGCGCCCACCGCGGCGGAAGCGACCGAGGCCGTCGAGCGGCCAGTAGCCGCCGAACCCGCGGTGTTGTTGGCCAGATCGACTTGATCACCGATCGCCGCCAGCGTGTAGCCGGAAGCATTGGCCGAAACGCCGACGCGGAAGACGTTCTGCTGGTCGTCGTAGACACGGGCGCGGATGTTGGTGCAGCCGCTCAGGCCGGGCCAGTTGGGGCTGAAGCGCGGCTTACCGGTGGGGTCGACGTAGTTGCAGCCGGCGAAAACGCCGATGGCATCGGTCGAGCCGTCGCCGTTCTCGATACCGCCGCCGGTCACGAGCTTGACGAGTGCACCTTGGTAGATGGCGGTGGTGTAGGTGGAGGCGATCGTGTACTCGGTGGCACGCGATTGACCCGACGGATGGTATGCCGGGATCAGGCCGTAGGTTTGGGCAGTAGTTGCCATGTCCTATTTCCTCAGATCAGAAAGTGGGTTTGCGGACGCGTCGGCCCAAGGTCTCGAAACCTTCGACTTGGCCCAACGGACGCCCGTTCGTGTCTTCCCCGGCGGGCTTCGCGTTGTCGAGGATCACTTCTTCCTCTTCCAGCGGGCGGTCGTGATGTACGTACAGCATGTACTCCTCGTACAACTCCTGCGGAAGTTTGAAAAGAAGCATCTCGTTGCATGCGATGCAACCTTCGTACTCGCCCTGGTCGACCTTGTACTGCATGAACCCTGGGATCTCGGCAGCGCGAACGGGCTCATAGCCGCGTTGAATGCGCTTATGGATCGGGTCCGATGCATTGGTCGTGCTGAGCCAGCAAAAATGCCAACCGGGTCGCGCGGGAGGTGTGGGAAGCACTTCCTGCACCCATTCAGAACGCATCAGACGGCGGCGTTCTTCAAGAGTAAGGGCAGTACCATCCTGTTCCACCCGCTGAACATCTGCTTCGTCGCGATCTGCGCGCGAGGCGGCGCCCGCGGACTTTTTCAGCCGCTCATCACCACCCATCATTTTGTTTTCGCTCATTCTGATCGCTCTCCATTAAGCGCGGTGCTGTTTGTCGTATTCACGGAACCGGCGAATCGCCTCGGCGCGCTGCTTCGGGTCGTCCCAAATGCCCGCGTCCTTCAGGGCTTGCACCCGGTCAGACGAAAGGCGGTAGGTTTTTCCCGAGTCGGCACCCCCTGACTCTCGACCAGCCCCGGCGACGGTGGGCCGCGGCTTAGTACTTTTCATCTTACCACCGGTCGCCCGATGGGGCAAGTATTTTTGCACTCGGGCGTCCAGCTCTTGCCAGTACTCGCGAGTCGTGGGATCCCAACCCTCGTCGGCCAGTGCCTGATCGAGCGTCATCGCGATGCGCGAGTCGGGGTCTTTCGCCGCGGGGTCGAACCAGCGATTGCGGGTCATCCAGTCCTGTGCCTGATTGACCAGCCGGGGGTCGAGCGGCGAAGGGGTGGCGGAGCGCTGGCGATACGCCTTTTCGTACGCTTGCAGCTCGTCGAAACGGCGCTGGGCCTGGAGCATCTTCTCGGTGGCGTCGGCAACCGCGGCGCCGTTGCCCGCCTCGGTCGCCACCCGGATCTGGTCCTTGAAATAGTTGTACGCTTGCGCGGTCTGCTTTTTCGCCATGTCCAGCTGTGCGAGTTCCGACGAATTGCCGCGGCGTTCGATCGCTTCCACCTTGCCGCGCAGCTCATTGATGACCGAATCACGGGCTTGGAGTTCGCGGCGGAGCGTTTCCTCACGCTCCCGCTGTGCGGCTTTCCGGTGACGGCGTTCCTGACGACGACGTTCGCGGATGGCCTCCCGTTCGTCATCTGTGCCGCCTCCGTCCTCAGGATCATCCCCCGGGTGGTCGTCGTCTTCGTCATCTTCCGACCCCGCTGACGGCAGGGTCGTATCGTCCGTCTCTTCTGCGGGCGGTTCGGGCGCCTTGTGCCGGATTTCCTCGCCGGTTTCGAGGTCCAGCTCGATGTCTTGGTCAGCCATCATTTTACTCCTTGTTGAGTTGTTCTTTCAGCGCGTAGCCCATCAGCGGCCACAGCTTCTGTACGGCGTTCTGGCGCGCAATCTTGCGGCCAATCTCGGCGTCGAAGTTCTCAGGGCTCGCGCAGGCGCTCTCGCCGGTAACGGTGAAACCGTTGCGCAGCACCAGCACGCAGAAGGTGAGCAAATACGTCGAGTCGGCGGCGCGAATGATTTTCTCCACTCCGGGCGACACGCCAACTGCAACGGCGGCATCCCCGGCATTGAGATATATCTCGTGCACGATGTTCGCTCCGATGTCATCCGGCGTGACGCGTGGCGCGGTCAGCCCCTTGTCCCGGATTTCCTGCTCGATCTGCTGGTCGTTCATGTCAGAGGATCTCGTCCAGTTCTTCGAATGCGTCCGGATCGACGCGGGCGATGATTTCATGGTCCGAGAACAGGCAGAAAAGGGCGGTGTCCTCGGTGCCGGGGATCTTGCGCTCGAAGCGGTCGCCGCCGTACTTGGGAATACGCACCAGATGGCCCGGCTGCGCCCACACACCCTCGGGCCACAGCCGGCCGGTTTCGCGGTTGCGGAACGCGATCGGGCCGATCTGGATCACCCGGCCCAGCTGGGTGGTCACCTTGTTGAATTGCTTGGTGTCGTCGACCAGAATGAGGCCGGATGCGGTCTTGCTACGGACGGTGCGCAGCTGCACCAACACGCGAGTGCCGAGCGGCACGACGCCGGGGTTGACGTCGGGAAATGCCTCTTGGAGGCTGGAAGCTGGAATCATTTCGATTCTCCGAGTTGTGGCGGCCCGGTAAAACTGGCTGCGACGACGGGACCATTCGCCGCAGCCTTGGATCTTAGCGCTCTTCGCGTGCTTCGAGAACTGCTTCGAGTTCTTGCATCGCTTGCCGCAGGCCGTGAATCCGGCCCTGGAACACCCCGACCTCGTACATGTTGTCGAACCGGGCATTCGACAAGTCAGTACTTTCATCCCGGATGCGTTGGTGCATCCGGGCGATAAAGGTCGTGATCAGTACATCTTCGCTCATTTGGCGCAGGAGCAGCCGCCGGACTTTTTGGCCGACTTCTTGGCGGCCGGGGCCGGCTTCACCATGCCGCCACGGGCGTACGCACCCTGCTCGCAGCTGTCGCCCATGGCCATCCGCTTGTGCTGGTTAATCTTCTTCGACATCTTTGCCATTTTCGCCTCCGTTGGCGTTGTTCATGAAAGATTGTACCACACCTTCAATCAACTGGCGATCCTGATCTTGCTGGGCAATCATCAGCTGAGTGTCGTTATCATCCGTATTTTTCAGGATTTCAGTACGGAACCGGGTGTCATTGTCCTCGCGATTCTTTTGCAGCTCGACCTGTTGTGCGTGCGCCTTGGCCGTCTGTTCGGCTTGCAATCGCATCATCTGCAATTGCTCTTCGAATTGCTGGCGGGCGGCACGCAACTGCTGGTCAAACGAGTCGGCCGCGGCTTTCATTTGCAGCCGCATCGCCTCGACCTGCTGCTCAGCCGCTGCCTGCTGCTGGCGCAGCTGGATCTGTGCTCCGGCCTGCTGCTGGCTCATCATCGCCCGCTGCTGCTCGATCTGGATCTCGGCCTGATCGCGAGCCGCGCGGCGCTGGGTCTCGGCCTGTGCGATCTGGATGCTCGCTTGCACTTCCGGCGGCATCGGCTGCGGCGGCGTGCGGGCGGCGAGCGCCTGTTGGATCTGCTGGATGCGCTGCAACATCGGCTGCACCTGCGGCGCGAGCATCATATTGACCTGTGCCACCAACTGCGGCGCCGCGGAGTCGTCCGAGAGTCCCAGATTGCTGGCCGCCTGCATGTACGCCACCGAGTGCAGATGGGCGATGTGCACCCCGACATGGTTCAGGATGGCCTCGATGACCGGCGGCGGCACGAGCGGGTTTTGTAGCACCCACGGCGCGGAGATATACTCCAGGTGTGCCGCGATGTGCGCCATGTGATCCTGCTCGATCACCGGTTTGATGGGCTTGCCTTGAATTGCGACGTGGTTCTCCGACACCGGATCCGAGGTGAGCGGTTCGGGCTGTTCGGGCAGGATCTCGTCGGGCTGTTGCACGTGCATCAGTTGCAACATCCGGCGGTAAATGCCATGGACGTTCCACTGCACCCGGGCATCCTGCGACATCTGCAGGATCGCCTGAATCTGCGCGAACCGTTGCGCCTCCGAGAAGATGTTCGGGTCGGATGCCGGGATGATATCCAGCGAACCGGTGAAGTCCTCCGGAGTAACAAGCACCTTGCCGAGATCTTCCTGCTGCATCTCAACGTCGAGGAATTTGGCGTTGATCCGGTGCAGAATCTCCAGCACTCGGGTCTGGCTGCGGTGCAGGCGCCCATGGATTGCCGAGAAAACTTTCGACCCCTGCTCGATCAGCGCCATCGCGGTGCCCACTGGCATCTGGTTGCCAGCCTCCGCGATCTTTTCCTCAGCGGTCGACACCACACCCTTTGCCGACTCGTTCAGGAACCCCAGCAGCTGGAACAATACCGGTGACGGCGGATTAAACGGCATCGGCATCGCAATCTTACGGATATCGTCGATGTTCGCTGGCGCCTCGATGTCGGTCACTTGGGTGATCGCAACCTGGGTGTTCTGCCCCACCACCCGGCCAGATTTTAGCTTGAGCATCGAGGCCGCGTTGTTGATGTGCGCCGAATCGAGCAGCGCGCGAAGCGCCCCGGTAAGCGCGGCTGAAAGCCCGCCGATTAGGTGGGGCAGCCCGATGCCGTAGGCGCCCCGCCACGGGATGAACTTGAATTCTACGATCCAGTCGAGCTTCTTGAAACTCGGATCCTGATCATCCCAATTCCGGAACACCCCCAGCACCCGCTCGGTGTGCTCGTCGATGTGGATCACGTACGGTGCCGCGGCGCCCCCGGCCAGATCGTCCGAGAGGGTGCGCCACGCGTACACCTCCAGCACCGCGCGCAGCCCGTCCTCGTTGTACGCGGTTTCCTCGGCACCCTCCACCCGATCGGTGGCGATGGCCGCGGAAGTTTGTTCCGGGGAGTTCGTCGGGGCGGCACCGCCGACATCGATGTAAAGCCCCGATTCGATCCGCTCTTCGAATTGCTGGCGGGTGACCAGCTGGCGATGGGTGACGCGGGGCGCCGTGTAGAAATTAGTTGCCGCGTACGGCACCAGAATCTCGTCGATCGGCACGAACTCCGCAACCGGGCGGCGCAGCGTCGAATCGTACCGCACCTTCATGTACTGCGAGCCGCCGAGCGGGAGCTGCGACAGCAGCTGTTCCATCTCGTCGTAGTACTCGGCCATCTGGTGCGTGAGCTGCCAGTTCATGAACTCGCGCTTGCGCTCGCCGCGCTCGATTACCACCCGGTCGAGTTCGCCCACGAAGTCAGTGCGGACCGGACCCGACGCCGGGAACAGCTCCTTGATCGCTGCCGATGCAAAATCGACCGACGCCTCAGCCATCACCGGATGGACGACGCGGGAGGCGCCATCGAACTCCGCGCCCCCGGGGGCGTCGTTGCCCAGCCCGGTGCGGCGGATGCCTTCTTCGTACTGCTCGTCGCGCTTTTTGCGCGCTTCGCGGTCGCGCTCGATGAGTTCGATCAGGTCATCGGCCACCGCCCGCAGCTCGTCTTCAGGCAGCGCTTCGGCCAAGTTCTGGTAAAAATCCTCGGTGTTCAACTCGGTAGTTTCGAGTTCCGGGATCTCCACCGAACCATCGGCGTTCTCGATGTAGTCTTCGGGCAAATCGCCTTCGCCCAGCGGGTTCATGCCGAGAGCCATATCACTTCTTTCCTTTCTTCGGGGTCTTCGCACCACTCCGGCGCGCGGTCTCGAGGGCGATAGCCACCGCTTGTTTCTGAGGCCGGCCCGCTTCCATTTCGGTCTTAATGTTTTCCGAAATCGTCTTGCGGCTCTTTCCTTTC